TGCTTCTGCTGCTGCATCTGCAACTATTGCTTGTCCTTCAACTTGAGCAGTTAAAACTCCTAATGCTGTAACTAGTTCAGCATTAACTGCAGGATCTAAAATTCTAGCTTTTGATTGTGGTTCAATAACACCATCATAAATTAAAAAAAGACGAGATAACCCAGCAGGACCTGCACCATATGGACTCCAAACAGCAAATCTAGCTGTAATTCCAAATCTACTTCTTAATATATCATCTGCATCACCTGATAATTTTAATATTTCTTGTAATGGTGCTTGTAAAGCTGCTGGTCTTAAATCAGTAAATCCTGTTTTTATTGGAGACCTTTTTTGTGTTTTACCCATTCTAGGTCCACTCCATTCTGTTGGATCTTGACTAGCCGATTTTGGTGGAAGTTTTTCACTTTGTAATTTTATATGATGACTAGTATCCATTTGACAAGGTGCTTCTAATGAAGTAATATACATATTACCTTCACCACCACTACTAAAATATTCTGCAAAATTTTTTGCTTCAGTATATCTTGGATCCTCTACTGCAAGAGTTTGTATTCTACATAATAAACCACCCATATTATGTATCATTCGACTTTGTTGTGCTTCTCTTGCTTGTCTTCCTGCTATTTGTTCATCTATTTGATCTTGAGTAGGATCTAAATGATAACGTATTCTATCAATTAATTCAAATGGAATAATTCGGTTACTTATAGCAGTCATAGCACTTCTAACATCATTTTGTAATGATACTAACCATGCAGGTGGAGGAATACCTTCTAAATCTATTTCTGGAACTAATGCAGCAACTTGACCTTCAGCAACAATCCAAGTTCTATCACCAGGATTAGCCAGTGCTCTATAATCAACTGCAGCATAACTTGCTAATAGTTGATTAGTTTGTTTTTCATTTAATACTTCACCAGTTTCAATTTCTACTTGTAATATTGCTGATGCGGCTTCTGCAATTCTTTTTTCTCTCTGTTCTGCTTCATTTACCACGACTGGTAAAATTAGATTATCTCTTACTATTGCTGCTGCTGGTTCTCCTCTTTCTCCTATTTCTTCTCTGGCATTAGATGCCGCAAATGCATAAAAACTATCTGAACCATATAAAGGTACTGGTCTTCTTCGTCTTGCACTTATAGCATTGTGTTTAATTTCTTTTTGTTCTTTTCCTCTTTTATCTATAATCGAGGCAGTATGTTTTTCTTGGGGTGTTTTTTTACTCATACTTTCTTACATTATCAAGAGAAATTAACATCTCTCAAATCCATTTTTATATATTGATAAAGACTAGATCGTAATTTATTCATATCACTAGAATCTTCAGCAAATTTATATCCCGTTATTTTTCCAATTGCATTACTATATTGATCTTCTAATGCATCACTTGCATTTAATCGTTGTTTATTCTTTTGATTCCAAATACATAATTGACTAAAAAGTTTACTATGAATAATTTGTGCCAAAAGAATAAATTGATCTGCAGGACAAATTATCCATTCTTCTAAATAAATATAAAAAGTCTTTTGTTTTTGAGAAACACACATCAGTGAATGCGGATATTCATCCATTTTTTTAACATCACAAGTCATCTCAATACTACGTTCAACTAATCGCATCATTGCATCTTGCATAGAATTTGTTTTAGCACTCATTAAAAATTCAATATCTTCATTAGTTGATACAATTACTTCTTCAAGCCATTCAGTAAAATTTTTAGTAGGAGTAATATTTGCATTTAACCAATCTAAAATATGTATTTTAGGTTTTTTCAAGCCTAAACCAGTTGAGCCACCATAACTACTTAATTCTTCTACTTTTTTCTCTAAAGTGTTGCATTTAAATGCCAATTCTAAAATAATATTATACATTTGCTCAGGATTAGGAATATCAAGAACTTCTTCTTTTTCACATTGACTTTCTCTTTTTGTTTTTGGATTATTTAATATTTCGCATAAAATAATATGACGATTATAAATGATTTTTCTAGTAAATTTTTTACCACAATGTTTGCACGAGTTTTGTTGCATTTCTTTTCTTCTTATATTCTATTCTTTTTAATAATATTAATTCAATTTTATTAATATTATAATATATTATGACAACTATTAATCAATGTCTTGCTCCAGATAATAATTGTTTTTCACCCAATCTTCCTTTTTTTGCTCCGGATAATTCAAATTCACCAAAAACAACATATCCTGCTTGCAGATCATTATCTTGTATTATAAATGATTCCAGTTTGCCTACAAGAGGCGATCAATATGCAATTCAAAGAGTGATACAAAATACAGTCCGTATCCCAGCATCTCTTTATATGCAAAATTTGCGAGCATTAACATCATATCAATCACCATCTTTATTACATCAAGGAGTTTATTGGCAACAAAGTAGTGATCGTGCATTCAGGCATATTCAAAAAGTAACAGTACCAACAAGAGGTAATAGTTTAAGAAGTTCAATTACACGATTTGATAGACCAGGATGTGCTACTCCAGGAGGTGCAGGTGTAGATATGAAACATGGTTCTTATCAACGTTATTTGAACCGATTAATGGCAAAAGGACCAATGAAACGTAGTCCAGTTCCTAAAACATTTGGAGTTCCGGTGCCATTTAATCCGGCATTCCCAATTTATGGTAATAAAACATTAAAAACAAATATTATTAATAAATGTGTATGTATTCCCAGACCTACTATTTAAATAAAAAATTGATTCTAAACTAACTTAAAGATGTAAAAGTATTTAATATAAGTAAGATGCAAACAATAACAACAACAATGTATTATGATGAATATGAAGCAAATTTTGGTGATGGATTTTATCCATTATTAGATAAAGAATCAAGTCATATGAAACCAGTAGAAATATCATTTATTGAATATAAATTATCTTTAACTGAAACAGTTTGGAAGCAAACAGGATCAGCAACATGGATATTAGGATTAGATGGACCAACAGGTCCAAATTTATTAAAATTTTTAAATGAACATTCATCTAGAAATCATAAAAAAATAGTTTCAGGAGTGCTTAATATGCAGGTATACCCCAAGAGGGGATTGTGATTCGCAAGGCATACCCTTGCTTTCATTACCCCCCATTGCCCCCATTTTATTTACAATTGTCGGGAGCAATTCTTAGCAGTTGTCATGCTAATTTACTATCTATTTTGCTCCACTTTTGTTAAAAGTGGATATTTTGCTTCACTTTACCGAATGCTTGGCTAAAAAGGTGCCCATTGTTCTTCTTTCTTATTCAAAGACCCTCGACTACGTATTTGTGCATAATAAAAAAATACATATCCAATTAATGCACCAATAATAGATCCAACAAAAATTTGTGCAAAAGAATGCCATAAAAAATGCACTCTTTGTGCTAAAGTAATAATACTTAATAATACCATTAATGCTATCCAATTTTGACTAGTATTGATTCCTTTTACTTTATTTTTTGTGCTTAATAAAGCAGCACTAACAAAAACTAAAGAATATAACATTGATTGAGCGTGACCAGAAGGCATTCCAAATCGGTTTAAATTCATATATTTATTTAAACGCATTTCTGCCTCAAATTTTTTCATATTTTCATTTGGTCTTGGCAACCGAAAAATGCCTTTAAGTAGGAAATTAAATAATATATTTAAGGTATATCCAATAGTATATGTAGTTACTAAAATAGGGTTCTTATATAAAAGATATATAGATATAATAAATATTAGTCCAGGACCATATTTGCCAACATTATCAAATGTTTGGATTAGCATAGTATTATTTGATATTTTATATTTTATATTTTATTATGAAGTAGTGAGTTTAGTATTGATATAAATTTTCGCAAATAAGAGTAATAGACCAATCAAGACCATGTAAATCAAGTAGATTTCCTTTATCATCTAATAATTTTACGTGTAACCGATCAATCCTAACAGGACCAAAATAAGTTCGTTTGTTATCTTGAACAGCTCCGCTAAAATCAGTATAAACATCACCAAATCCTACATTACCTTTAATAGGAATAATTGCAAACGTATCAGTTGTTGTAGGTGCAGCGGATTTATAAGTAGTATTATTTTCATTATTTTTTGTAATTTGATTAATACTATATAGTTGTGCTTGTGTTAATATTCTAGGTGCAGTAGGTAACACAGTTACACCTGGTTTATAAGTAATATCTAATTTTTGGGCAGTAAGTAATGTAGATTCTTCTTGTAAAACTTGTGATGTTTGTACTGCTGATGCAGTTGGAGCAGTATATTTAGCAGGCATACTAGGATTATAATAAGATGGCATTTTTAAATTATTAGAATATTCTGTAATACCAATAAGACCATTATTAATATGATTTTGATTATAATCATCAATTACTAATATTAAATACTGAGGACCAGAAAGGTTTAATAATGAAGTAGCTACATTACCATTAAATAGTACCAGAATGGATATTTCTGTATATCCCATTAAATATCCTAATGTATTTTTATAATTTAATGAGGTTGAACACGTAGATGCACATTTCATATCACCATTTGGATCAAAAAAAGTAATACGTGTTTTGTCATTAATAGTTAAATTTAATGAAGAATCAACTCCTCCATCAAGATACATTGTTATTTTATTAGTTGTTGAATTATATTCTACTGGAATAGGATGAACAGTTTCTAAAAAATTAAACTGCCCATTTAATGCGGTATTTAATGCAACTACAAGAGTAGTTGAATCATACCTACCTGGTGGAATAGATATATTTATCCAATTTTGTGTAGTTCCTGGAAAATAAATAGGATATCCAATATCATCATAAAACTGTATCCAAAAACAGCAATTATATGTTTCAATATTATACCATCCAACAGGTATTTGAAATGAATATAATCTAAGTGAAATAGCATTTAATAGTGGATCAGATAAATCTAAAGTATAATCTGTTGCTACCCCATTTTGACCTGATGCTTGCCGATAACGACTATCTAAACAAATAAATCGTTTTGTTACATTTTCTAAATTAGGATTTAATGTATCTTGTGCAACAGGAACCGAGAAATTATTATTCACTCCTAATTGTTCTTGTTTCATTGGTAAATGTGGATTATTATAAACATCAATTTTTTGTTTGCGTTCAGTTATTTTATCGGATTGAGTTGTATCATTTTGTTTTAATGATTGATTTTGAAACCAATTACTAGTTTGTTTTTCTGCAGAATTATATTCATAATCTGTTTCATCATTTGCACCATCTTTTACTTCATCTTCAGTATATGTAGTTTCAATTGAATCAATATAATCATTTAAAGCAAATTGTATATCTTGAAAAAAAGTTGCCATATCTGGATGTTTATCTTTTTTAAACTGTTGGATATATGTATCCGTGGTATCAATTACATCTTCTTTTGTTGCATATTCGTCATTTAATTCTAATATTGTAAATAATTCTTCTGGTGTATAATTTGTTACATCTAAATCTACATTATTTTGACTCATAATATTTATATATCATTATCTTTATTTTCTTTTATGTCTTCTTTTATGTCTTCTTTTATGTCTTCTTTTTTAAAATGTTTCAAGAAGATTTGTTTAATTTCTTCAAGCACATCTATATCAAGATCTTTTAACAATTTATCTGGAACACGCATAAATCCATTACCACGCTTTAAATGGGTTTTACCTTTAAATAATATATTATCTAAAATTTCTACTAATTTTAGATTATAATTTTGAAGAATATTGCGATCTATTCTGTAGTTACCTATATAAATATAACGTTCATAATCACCATCTTCATAAACCACATATTTGTGTCGTTCTTCCGTTGGTATAAAACGATTCTTAATTAATCCAATTCCTTCTATTTGCCCACCATTTTTCCAATTTTTCATTTCTATTACAAATACTAAAGTATCAATTGGAATAGTTTCTCTCATTTTCATTGGAGCACAATATATTGGTCCTGATAAATTATGTTTTTTTCTATAAGCACAATTTTCTTGCCAAGTTATTTCATTAAAACGTGTAGTTGATAGCATTTTCTTTTTATTTATTAATAAAGAGAGAAGAGAGAAATATACTTCAATTTTTCCTTTTTAAAAAGTGGAGCAAAATAGCAATTACAAAATGAATGCTAAATAGGTATGGCGACCGCAAGCGCAATTGCTTAGAGTCTTTTCCTTCTCCCTAAATATCCTGCTGCAGTTGTTCCAACCATTCCATAAGCAGTATGTGGTTTATAAATATAAGAATGATTATAAGTAAAGCATAATGTATTATTACAATTATTTACAGGACCGCTAACAGGTACATAAAATCCACCATTTAACGTAGATAAATGATTTGCGCGATTTACAGGAGTAGCTCTAACTGGCATTTATACTATACTATGACTATTTATTTATTATTTATTGTGATGTTGGATAATATATAATTACAATACCATCATTTCCGCAACTACTCTCAATATTTCCTCCAGAACCTATATTATATGTGATATCATTAAAAGCAAAATTAATATTATCTAAAGATCCTTTTTCTCCAAAATTAAAAGTAGTATTTGTTCCATCTTGGAAAGTATATTGAGTATTAGAACTATTACCATTTTCACTGCCACATTCACCTCCAGTAGCTATTAATGTATTAAAATCTTCTGGACCACTAATAGAAGAAGATTCTCCAGAAATTTCAGTTTTATTACCATATCCAATAGAAATAGTATAAGTTCCTGCATTTAAAGAAACTGGTCCTAGTGTGATAGAATTTCCTCCAGATCCTTCATAACGAAGTTGATTATTTTGATCAGTATTTATACCTCCACCACCTCCACCACCGCCACCAATAACTAAAATATGTGCATTTGAAACAGATTGTTCTAAAGTAAATGTTCCAGAAACATTAAATATATTATAAGTATAACTGGTTACAGATGTAGAACTACTAAATGGATTATAATTAGTTACATTATTTGTAACTAAATTTTCAAAAATAGTATTTAAATCATCTACCTCATTATATAAATAATTTTCAATAGCTCGTGCTTTAATATTTCCTTCCGTATATGGTTGAAATATTTCTGCTAAATTTATACCTTCTGATGAATACTTAGTAATAGGATTAGTTCCAGACAAATAAGGTTTAAAAATATATACTAAATCTTTGTGATTAACCGATGAATATCCAGTTGTTTTTATTTGACTCATAATATAATAAATTATTATTATTATATTATAAATTATTATACATATTAATGTCCTCTTTAATGTCCTCTTTAATGTCCTCTTTAATGTCCTCTTTAATGTCCACACGAACCACATGGTCGTGAATTAGCTAATCTATTGATCATAGATACGGATCCTAATCCCATTCTTCCTAAATTAGAACTAACCGTATTTGCATTAGCTCTCACAAAATTATTTGGTCTTAAAATGGAATTAGACGTTGGGATTTGCATTCTTATTATTGCAGGCATATTATATATTTAAATGACATAAAAATATAATATTATAATTATTATTATGGATATTAAAGTAGTTATTGCATATGGATTTGAATATGATAAACTAATTAAATATACTAAAAATTTAATATTATGTAAATCAATTAAAACTGGATTGCCTGTATATTGTTCAATAATGATTGAAGATACAATAGATATTTTGAAAAAGATGGAAAATATTGAACAAAATCATATACAACAAATGAAAGAAATAGATGAATATCGTAATATTCGGTTTGCAGAACAAATGCCTTGTTGGCAAATGGTGTTTTATGCACCAAATTTAATATTTACTGATTTATTAGATGAAGAAATAGATAAAGATAATGATTTTTTTGCAATCTTACCTGGTTCTATAATAAATTAATTGTTGATAACATGTTTGAAAATTCCATACTAAAGGAACGCCTTTATTTACAGATCCTTCAAAACCCCATCCAATATTTTTATTCAAATTTTTCTTCCAGTGCATTGGAACTATTCTATGAGCACTCATACCATCAAATGCCATTTCTTTACCTTCACATGTTAAACAACAACTAAAATGTTCTCTTTTATCATTAATTACTGATGCACTATCAATCATATATTTAATATTATTGACTTTAAATTTAGTTAATTTATTTGTAATTCCATCTTGATAAATAGGCATAACTATTATATGTGGTGGTTTTGGCATATTTTTTATTTTATTTGCTAATGTTATTTGCCAATCTGGTGTTAAAACGTGTTCCATCATGGATACAGAATTCACATTTAAATAATTCATAATTGCATTATAATAATCAATTGGATTTCCAGCATCCCATTCATCTGGAACATCTTTATGTCTGGATATTTTATTATACTTATATTCATCTGGAATATTATTAAATATTTCTACAATAATAAAATTAGTATCTGCAGTTAATGCATATTTTGATCCAGTTAATGCTAATTCTACACCATAATTAAGCAGAGCGAATGCGTCTTTAAGTCCTTCCGGAATAGGTTTACCAGATATATCTTTTCCTTCAATCATTAATTGTCTAAAAAAATGAAAAAATTTACGACCTTTATCAGATACAAAAAACATTACAAACATTACATTAAACCAACAATTACCATCTATTTGTTTTGGAGGAATAATTTTACTAATAGTAACATGTTTATTTGCACGTAATCGATCCAATAATACTTTTTTTGCAGCTTGCGTGTCATATTGTACACATTTATTTTTACTTACTGCTATTTTTAATACTTCCATTAATTTAAATGCTTTTACTGTATTGCAATGATTTAAAGTAGTACGTTTTAATGATTTAAAAGAGACTAATTTTTGATTTATAGTTGGTCGATAACTATGACTACTTCTACGGGTTTTATTACTGGAACGATTACTAGAACGAGTATTTGAATTACTATTTTTAGTAGCATTATTAGAATAACCAAGTTTTCGTGTATTTTGACTTAATCTATTTACTACATTTGTTTCTATTTTATTAAAATTCATTGTCTAATATATATTATTATTATTTATTACTCGTGAACAATATATCAAATAAAATATATAATAATAATATGGCAAATAATAATATGGCAAATAATAATATGGCAAATATAGATACAGATATTTTAAATTATAATTATGAAGAGTTACTTTCTATTTTTAAACTTACAAATATGAAAACAATTGATAGTGCAAAATTAGAGAGAAAACTGTTAAATATAAAAGAACGATTTTCTGAAGAAATTTATTATTTTTATTTTAAAGCATATAAAATACTTTTATGTATTTTTCAAATGAACTTGGAAGATAATGAACAAGCCAATTTTTTTATAAATAAAATTAAAAAAGTGAGATCATTTGAAGCATTTGGAACAAATGAATTAATTACTTTAATTAAAGTTTATGGCCAAGATAAAGGTAATGAACGTGCAAAAGAGAGAGAAAAAGAAAGAACTCACGATTTAGAACAAGTAAATTATGGTAGAAGTGTTTTAAATATAGGAAATGAAGGTGGTCCTATATCTAATCGTTATACTTATCCTGTTGCACCAGGTAATTTAAATTCTATTAAACGAGTTACTCATATACAAAATTTAAATATGAATAGTTGTTTTAGAGCAAATTGTAAAGCAACAAGCTCTACTGATTTTCAATATATTATTCCAACTGAAATTAAAAATGTTATTTCTATACGATTAGCATCTATTGAAATACCTAATGCTTGGTATTTTATCTCTCAAACAAAAAAGAATAATACATTTACTATTATTTTATTATCAGATTTTTATTTAATAACTATTCCTGATGGAAATTATACTGCTGATTCTATTACTACATATTTAAATACTACTTATTTTTATCAATCCACAAATACAAATGATTTGCAATATATAAAATTTTCAATAGATCCAAATAGTCAAAAATCAAGTTTTCAATTAATAACTACTGCACCAATTGGTCTCTTATTTACATTATTATTTGCAGAAGAAAATGAAAATAAAGAAAAAGATAAATATCATTGTAATGGTACACTTGGACTTATATTAGGATTTCGTTTGCCAATTTATTATCATATATCCACTATTTATTCAGAAGGAGTATTTAATTCTGGAAATGATCGATATCTATATGTTTCTTTAAATGATTATCAATATAATAATAATGTATTGAATATAGTTGGATTTGAAAAAAGTATTTTAGATGATTATATTATTGCCAAAATACCAATAATAAATGGCTTATTTTCATTTGATATTAATAATCCATTAACAAAAACACGTAGATATAATGGTCCTGTTAATATTCGAAATTTTCATATTAAATTATTAGATATGTTTGGTCAAGCAATAGATTTAAATTATATGGATTATAGTTTTACATTAGAAATGGAAATACTATATGAATGTTTTAATTTTAAAGATGTATTAGCTTAATCAATTAATCAATTAATCAAATCTAAATGAAATATTTCTCTTATTACTTGATTAATCATTTCAATATTGTTCTCTTTACATAATAATATACCTATTCCTTGACTCATTGCCATAACCATTTGCACTTTTAAAAAGTTTTTACTAATTCGTATATTGTATTCTTTCAAATTATTTTCATTAAAATAATCATTAATTTTTAATATAAAATCAATTATATTTATTAACCCGCCTTTTTTATTTTTATAAAATATATCATCTATTATTCCTGCCATAAGTTGTATTATATGTTGTTTATGTTTTTCAGGCAAAGCATTTATAGATTCAATTGGTTCAAACATACCACATACTAATATTTCTGGTGCAACTTCTATAACTGGTTTTGTATAAATATCAATAAATAATTCAGTAAATTTATTCTTAAAATCATCATCTAATTTATAAACTAGACCAAAATCAATAATACCAAGTTTATATATGAATTCGCTAGGTTCTTTGTTCTCTCTTTTTTCTTCTTTTTCTTCTTTTTCTTCTTTTTCTCTCTTTTCTTTGATAAACAAAATATTTCCAGGATGTAAATCACCATGAATAGTTCCTTTTACTAATAAACTTGAAAAAGAAAAAGTAAATACTTGTTTTGCATATATCTCATAATCTGATTCTTCAACTTTAAATACATTAATACCATCAATATATTCCATTAAAATTATATTAGGATATTGCTTTGTTATATTTTCAAATACTTCTGGAATTTTAATATAATCATTATTTTTATATAATTCTTTCATTTCTTTCATATTGTCTACTTCTTTATTAAAATCCATTTGTTCTTTTATTAAATCTATATTTTTATGAAGTTCGCCACCAATATTAAAATCATTTATTTGTAAATTAGGATTAAAATAAGAGAGAAGAGAGATAAATCCAGTAAATACCTTAATTAAGAACTCCATATTTTTAATGGATTCATCTAATTTTTGTTCAATATTTTTTCGTTTTATTTTGATTATTTTATAATCACCTGTTTGTGGTATTAATGCTTTATAAACAATAGATATCATACCTGATGCTAGCGGTTTATCTATATCTATATATAATCCTTCTTGAGAAGTTATATCTATTAAAGTATCAACATCAATATCATATTCAATAGAATATGGTACATGATCAGTATATTTTATTAATTCATCACTAATAGATTTATCTATATTTAATGAAATTGCTTGAAATATTTTTACACATAGTATATTTACTTTTGCCAATTTATATGCTATATTTTTAACAATATTTGTTCCAAATAAATAGTATTTTGTAGATTCAACCATAAAAATTGAACATATTTGAAATAAAAAAAAGAGTTGTTGAAACATATTCTATTATGTCATCTTTTCTATAAATTGTTTTGTATTTATAATCATTTTACTCATAATTTGAGCAATCATTTTTTGAATATATGGTAAAATATTTGGTTTCTTTTGAAGTATAATAGTATTATCTACATGTATATTATGTTTATCTGAAATATCAAAACATATTGTTAAATTATCAACATTCAGGATTTTTACATGTTCTGGTATAGAATAGAATGATGAATTTGCATTAATTATGCTAGTACATTCAAAACATATTTGATCTTCTTTTAATGCAGTCCTATTAATATTTAATACTACTGCACATTGTTTTATATCAAAGTCTTTAAATAGCCATTTAAATAATATATATATAGTGGCTTTATCTTCGCTAATAATTTGGATTTTAAAATCATCAAAAAGTGATTTATTTAATTCATAGATAATATTGAGAAATTGGAAATTAATTAGTTTATCTAAATACATTTGATTATTAATGATTCTATATTGCAAATTAAAAGAGTTTTCAGTTTGACTTATTTGAATATCTTTATTGTTTATTATGTATTCCATACTAAATAAATAGCTATTTATTTATTATTATTTACACAGTAATTGTTTTATTTTGTTGATATTTTGTTAATATTTTGTTGATATTTTGTTATATATGTAAGCATGATACTATTCCATATGCTACAGCTAAAAAACACCACATAGATCCAAATATATCTATATAATTTTTACCTTCAACTAAAAAGGTATATATTAATGTAATTATAAAAGTAACTGGAAGTATTAATACTCTTATTGGATATTTATTAAAATATAATTTAATTAAAATATAACTAGATAAGATAGCATAAAAAAAATAAAATAATAAAAATATAACAAATAATACCTTACTATACATACTTGTATTTATTAATTGTTCAAATGGAGACCATACTAATCTACATGAATCTTTAGATGGTTGAGAGCATAACACAGGCAAATTATATAACCAGTTTAATAAATAAATAGCAAATATAGTAAATATAAATATACTACATACTGATATCATTTTTAATTTAGTATTTAAATAATTAAATGAACTACATACAACACATTCTAAATATAATACAATAATAATACATAAAGAAACTACACGATTTATTTCATTACATTCTTGATTTCTCCATAAAAAAAATTCTACTAATTGCATTAATCCTATAGAAATAGTTAACCATCCTGAATAAATATCAAAAGTATTTTTTCTTGTAATTAAATAAATAAAACAAATAAATGATATGGTAAATGTAATTGCTGATGTTGTTTCATTATAACACATATTATATAAATTTATATTATATTTTGCTTTTTTTTAATTTTTGTTATTTATAATAAGTTGATAATTTGAACATCTTTATTGAATTGTTATTAGAGTATTAGATTAATTATTATATTAATTATATATTTGTTATATAATGAAAAATATTCTACAAGTATATTTAAATATTCATATTATTGCATATTTATTATTTCTCTCTTATATTGCATATAATATGTATTTTTTTATAGATACAAAGTTTAATTATTTAAAAACAGAAATAGAAAAGAAGGAAAATAAACAGGATAAAAAGAAAAAAGACAAGAAAATAAAGAGGATAAAAAATGAAGAAGAAAAAAATGAAGAAGAAATGAAGAAATAAATAAGAGGAAATAAATCGGTAAAAATATTAAAAAAAAATAATTTAAATATTATGACTAAAATAGCAAATATTGATAAAATACAAAAAAAAATATTAAAAGAATACAATAATAATAATATTCGTAAAATATTATTTTGGATAAAACCATATTTTCATTTTTTTATTGGATCTTATTATCGTTATATTCATATTTTGTATATGATTATTTGTTCAACAATATTACTTTTTAGTAATAATATTATTTATTTATCAGCTTTGTTAGTTATTATTATTACTGATGTTTGTTCAGTTGTAATTATACATGATTGTCCATTAACTTATTTAGAAAGAAAGTATTTGGGTTCAAGTTTTATTAAAGAGACTATAAAAATTATTAAAAAATTAGGTATTCATTATAGAGATATTGATGCATATGAATATCAATTAGAAATACTTGGTATTGCTTGGACTTTTGTTTCATTTAAAATATTAATATTAATATTAATTAAAACATTTAATATACCTTATGAGTCACATATAGTAATTTATTAAATTATGTAATATTAATGACCTTTAATAAGTATATTAAAATTATACAAAACTGGTATCCTATTATGTATTCTAATATGATAAAATCTTTTACTATAAATTTATATTCATTACCAATATTTATTATTTGTTTGATGTGTATGTCATTTAATAATGGTGAGTTTAGTTTTTTTAAATATTGTTTAATTATATTTAATTTTATTATTTGTACTTGTTCTTCTTATTTTTATCATTATTTTTCACATATGGAAATAAGTTATCCGTTAACATATGGTCACTATTATCATCATAAAGATTCTAAAAATATATTTTCTATTATTATTGAAAACTTATGGGAAATTTCCTTTTTATTATTACCTATTTTTATAAAATTATTATTACAATTAGAATATAATATAGATTTGTGGTTTTTAGATAATTGGTATGTATTTTTATTTTACTTTGTTTGGGCATCAACACATCAAATTAATTATTCCATTTTTCATGTAAATACTATTCATGAAAAACAGCATAAAAATGTATTTACTAATTTAGGTCCTGAAATTGCTGATGTATTTTTTTGTACTAAGTCAGATGATGAATTTGAAGATATGGGACATTTTATTCCAAATATTATTATTGGACTAATTATTATTTATTATTTACAAAAATATTGGGTTAAATTAGATGATACCGTGCAATTAAATTATAAATATACTTTTATTTATGGATTTGCTGGATTAATTATTTTATCATTATTTATTAATATATTTTTATGCAATGAAGATTTGCAAGAATATTTGAAAAATGATTTAGATTCTTTTTGTAATAAAAGAGAGAATAAAAAAGAAAAAGAATTAGAAAAGGTGTAAAACAACCATTAAATCAAGAACAAAATCAAGAACAAAATCAAGAACAAAATCAAGAACAAACACCTGATCAATCAATTAATTCTAGTTGTTGTTATTTTGATATATATTGTGGTGAACTATGCTATTATATTTGTTTGGGATGTTGTTGTTTATTAGGTGGAGTATCTATTTAAAAATAGTTTAATTTAAATAGATAAGATAATGAAGAGAGAAAATGATTTAGAATCTGGATTAATTAGTAAATCAAGGGTAAATAAAGAAGAACATAATAAAAAACAAGATGAGAATAATGAAAATAAAGAATGTATAACTTGTTCTTGTCTTATTGTGACAGCATTTACTACAGTATTATGCACTTGTTTATTATGGTTAATCATACAATATAAATAATTTATACTTTGCAAAAGTTAGCAAAATTCTTATAAATTGGCCATGAATATTGATGCAATTCTGGATGTCCTAAAATAGCAAACATTGTTGGACTAAATTGAAATGCTATTGCGTGTCTAGATGTCTTATCTCGTTTTACATTTTCTTTACCAATAGCTACATCAATCCATGCTATTTCTTTCACTATTTTACTCTTTTTTGGTGCTACTGGTAAATCATTAAAACAGAATTTAAGATGAGGATTTACTGGTAAATTTTTAAATAACATATGTCCAGGAGCATATTCTATTGGAACTGTTTCACAAAAAAGTTTACTTCTAGATTCTAAAGATCCACCATTCAAAACAGTAAGCAATTGACATCCAAAACATATTCCCAATACTGGCACATTTAAATGTGAAATATAATAAATATCTGCTACATAATCTTGTAATATATTCTCTCTTAACATCATTGGACTTCCTGAAAGAATAATTCCTTTTATTTTATCTTTCATTAAAATAATAGATTCATCTATTTTATTACGTTCAATATAAGGAATATTTTGTTCTTTTAATGCTTTTCTTACTTGAAATATAAAAGAGAGAACATTTCCATTTGTACTATTATTTATTAAAAGAAGCATTCTTATATTAAAGAGAGAAATAATCTAATGTGCTTTGAATAAAAATGATTTTAAGTATTTTAATTTATTTTAATATATATATGGGTAAATTAATAAAAAATAAATCAAGAAAAATGAAAAGTAAAAGAAGAAAAATGAAAAAATCACGAAAAATACGAAAATATAAAATGAGGGGGGGGGGTATAGAACCAGAAGATATAATGTTTCAAGATTTTTATGATTTAGTATGTATTTTAAAACCAGAAGTGAAAAAAGGTATTATTATATGGACACAATATCAGCAACCATCAGGTATGGATAGTTTATGTACTATTGGATTAAAAACAGCAAAGCAACTACATACAGAAAATATTCAATTTGGTAGAGATAAATCAGTTCAACATTCATATATTTTTTTTAAAGCACCTTATTTATCAAATATAATTGATTATACTTCTATAGATAGTGAAATAAATAGTTCATATGGACCAGGACAAAGTAATATACCAAATAGAGTTTATATTAGAGTAGATCCTGATAAAACGTATGTATTTTCTAGTGAAATAAGATCATCAAAATATCCAAATAATATAAATCAATCAAAAAAATTACTATCAAGTTATTTAACAATTATTTCTAAAAATTTAATAACATCAACACCTGGACAAGAACAAATATATAATTTGGTTGATTCAACTATAGAATATGAACGTTCATATCTTAGTGATGAAGATGAAGGATATGGTATTGGCGAAATTTCATATCCACTTACTTCTATTCCAATAAATAGAACAAGTGAAATATTAGTTACTATACCACATTTAACACCAGATTATTTTGTTAAATGCACTTAACATCTAATGTTCCTTTAATGAAAAAATGTAAAACATCTACATTTACGGCATTACCAAATTGTTTATATGCAATCTTATCTTTTTCATGCATTATAAAACTATCTGGGAATGATTGTAATCGTGCACATTCACGAGGACAAATATATCTTCTTTCTTTAGCATAAATAGGAACTTGAACTATTGCAACTAATGCTGGGAAAAAATCGCCTTTTTTAACACGAATTCCTGATTGTCTTAATTGGATAAAATGATCCCAAATAGAATCATTTTCTCTCTTTTTTCCTGCTTGCCATTCTAATTTGGCATATATTTCTTTTTTATTTAATAATTGTTGATGCTTTTCTAACCAACTTTGCCATAATGGTTCATATTTTTGATATATTCTTTTATTTTTTGTAATATATTCTTTTTTCCAAGCAATTCCGCTAGAGGTGGTCGGGTCAGTTAAAAATTCATTACATAATATAGTTGGACTCATATTTTCACCTATTTCAAAAACTTGAATCATTTCATTCCACGCTTCTAAAACAGATACAACTTCTTTTGGAATTAAATATTTCTCTCTTTCTTCTGTCCATGGAAGTAATATTTTTTGGATTTGTTCATCTGTTGTTTCAGTTATTATTGGGAGAGTAAAAGGGATCTTATTAGGTATGTCGACTGAAAGCGAAATTTCACAGATAAAAATAACACGCTCCCTATGCTGCGGAATTCCTAATTGATGTGGACTCAGTTCTTCCACTTGGACATTATATCCAGTTTCTTTAATACGTTTTAATATATGTTCAAATACTTTCCCATCATCTATTTTTTTAATATGTTTTACATTTTCCAAAAACATAAATCGGGGTTTTTTTTCTTTGGCAATTCTTAAAATATGTTCAAAAAGTAATCCTCGTTTATCTTCTAAACTCAGTTTTTTTCCAGCCTGGGAAAAAGATTGGCACGGAAATCCGGCGCAAATCACCTCAAAATCGGGTAACAATTTTTCATCGACTTTTGTAATATCTTCAGCAGGCAAAAGACCATAATTTTGTTGATATATTTTACGACATTCTTTATCTATATCGCACGCAAATACGCATTCTGTTTTTATATCTAACTTATTCATAGCTTGATGAAATCCGCCAATACCACAAAACAAATCTATAAACTTGAGCATTATATATTTGTTTAAATAAGTTTTTAAATCCTAATAATATGGAAAATAATTTGGGGGAGCAACGATGATTCCTTGTCCGTATCCTTGTCCGTATCCTTGTCCGTATCCTTGTCCGTATCCTTGTCCATACCTCATTGCAAGTGGTGGAGGTGGTGGATAATAAACTGCTGCCGGAGGGTAAGATTGCATTGATGGGTAATAATCATAATCATAGTATGAATCTAAATATACTGGACTAATACTTGGACCCATACCATAACGTATACCTCCATATCCTGCCGTACCAATTCCTCCGTGTCCTCCTATACCACCACCGTGCCCCCCTCCACCACCTCCACCACCGTGTCCTTCAACAACAGGTGTAAATAAACCTTTAATATACATAATTACTACTACAATTATTGAAAAAATAATTAAAACACCTATATATTCCATATATTTTGATTATATTTAATTTGTTTTTGATAATTTTTTTTAGATAGTTTTCTTCCGTTATGTGTAATAAAATATTTAATAATATTATGGATGGTAATATATTATTAACTATGTTAAAGGAAATGCCTCCATTTGGAGAATTGCCATTTGATTACCCTATTTGGAGTAAATTATTATCAGAAGATGTTCATCCACATCCAGAGGAATCAAAAGTATTAATATTATGTGGACCTTCAGGTTGTGGTAAATCTACAATAAAAAAACAATTATTACCTCAATTAGGAATGATTGATTATATAAATATTGATCCTGATGAAATTAGAACATTTTTAATGACTAATGGAGTTACATTTTTTAAAAAACAAAAAAAAGCAACTAATGAATCAATACCTGATGATAAATTAATGGGTCAAGTTACAAATGCATATAATAAAAGAATTTGTGATGAAGCTCAGAGACAAAGATTAAATATAATATTTGATACAACTGGTCAAAATTATACTGCTATTAAAGATTTAATAAATGCATCAAAAGAAATTCCTGATTATCATACTTATTTTACAATAATTTGGGCATCTAAAGATACTTGTCTTAGAAGAGTAGATTCACGTAATGCACTTTCAGGAGAGCGTAAAGAATTGCCATTAGAAATTGCTGCAAATATTTATGATGGTTTTATGAGAGAAAAAGGAACAGCATCAATGTTTTTATTAGATTATCCAGTTCATCCAGATGAAGTATTTTTATATAATAATGATGTAGATAGTCTCGAAGAAGCAGAATTATTATATCATAAAATAGGTAAAGATGTAGTGAAATCTACAGATTTTCCTGATTTTTATAATATGAGTTTACACGTAGAATCACCTTATATTACAAAATCATCTGAAGCAAAAGGGAGAATAAAAAAAAGAAAAAGTAAGAAGAGAAAAAGTAAGAAGAGAAAAAGTAAGAAGAAAAAAAGTAAGAAGAGAAAAAGTAAGAATGAAAGTTTGAGCAAAACATATATGTGGTGATATATTAGTATTGACAATTTATTACCTATTTGCTATTCATGTAATGCATCTATGGGTACTAAAAATCTAAATGAATATATGATAGATCATAGTTTATAATTTCTTTAAGTTGTTTTGGGATATAACTTAAAGAAAGTTGGAATTGATTAAATTCAAAAGTTGGAAAGTCTTTTGGGAAAAATGAAAATTATAATTTTATAAACTTTATTTTATTTTTTAAAAAGACTTTTGGGATATAAATTCCCCCCCCCCCTTTTTTTTATTTAGGCAAAAATGGTTCATTCGCCTTTATTTTTGCCTTTTTATTTTATTAGTGTATATGGTCTTTAAAATAAACTATCAATTTAGTAGTTAAAAAGAAATTATAATATAAATACAATATATGCCAGTAGAATATGTATGTGATATATGCAGTAAAGTGTTTAATCATAAAAGTCATTATGATAAACATTTACAAAGATTAACAATTTGTAAGGCTAAAATGAACACAAATATACAAAAAATAGAAAATACTGAACAAATAATTGTTCAACAACTGGCAAATAACCATTGTTTACATTGTGACAAAATATTTGCTAATCAAAGTAGTAGGATAAGACATCAAAAAACTTGTAAAAAATTATTAGCATCAGATCAAAATAATATACTTCTTGAAAAAATGAAACTATTAGAAGAAAAACTTGCTGATCTAGAGGCAAAACAACCTAGTACAATTAATAATAATACAAATAATAGTCATAATACAACTAACTATATACAAAATATAGTAATTAATAAACACGGATATGAAGATATGTCTTATCTAACAGATAACCAAAAGATAATTAATTTATCAAAAGGATATAATAGCGTGGTTGATTATCTTAAAAAAAAACATTTTGATCCAAAACATCCAGAAAATAGCAATATTTTTAGAGGTAGTTTAAAATCATCTGAAGTGTATATTTTTAATGGTGAAAAATGGATTATAGATAATTTACAAGATGCTGTGGATGATTTAAATGATAATATAACAAGTGAGATTAAAGATAATTATAAAGAATTGAAGCATAAATTACCTCCTAAGGTTAAAGAATTGTATGAACATACATTAAATAATAATAATGAACTAGTTGCAAAAACACAAAATAAAATGATTAAACAAATGTTATACAATGAACGTGATATACCATTAAAAATTAAAAAAGCAAATAAGATTAATAAAAGGTTAAAATAAATATTAAAGATAATTTGTTTATAATAATATGTCAGCAGAAAAAACACCTGAAGAAATGATAGAATATATGAACAATGTTCGTGAAAAAATAAATAAAATTCGGGATGAAACTCCTGATCCATTTTGTTGTAAAAAATGCGGAGAATATAAAACAGATAATACTGATTTTAGTAGTAATTTTATTTATGCAGTATTACGTGTATGCAATAATTTATCAAATGAACAATTAATAGGAGCAATACGTGTAATAAGTTATATTACAGATTATTTAGAATATAGTTTTTATTATGAGAAACAAATGTTTTCTAGAGAAATACTTTTACAAACATTAAATAAGTTATACATAGCTATGATAAAATTTCATAAAATGACTGATAAAACACAAGCAACTCATGAACTATTGATTGAAGAAATAGAAAGAGAGAAAGAAGTAGAATCCTTAATTAGTGAATATAATTATGGACATGGATTTTGATTTCTCTCTTTAAATAAATAGAAAAGTAAAAATATAAAGACAAACTAATATTTAATATAATGTCAGAAGAAGAACCAAACGAGCCAAAAGAAGAATTCATACCAGAAGACGAAATTCCAGATCCAATTGGTTGTGAAAAATGCGGAGAATATAAAACGGATGAAGGAGGTATTCGTTTATATGGAATGCTTTTTGGATCATTAAGAGGTACAGATGATTTTACAAAAGAACAATTAGAAGGTGCACTTCATATGATGGAATATATTTCAGGATATATGAATTATGTTCATTTTGAAAAGAAGACCGTATTTTGTAGAAAATCGCTAGTAAAAACACTAGAAGAAATCTATGAGAATTTGGCAGAACATTATCATCATTTTGATAAAATACAAGAAATGCAAGATCATGAAAATGAACCTTTATTAGAAGAAAGAGAGAAAGAAACGGAATCCTTAATTAGTGAATATAATTCTGGGATGGGTCTTTAAGTTGTTTTGAGATATACTTAATTGTTTCTCTCTTTTTTGAGAATTGAAAGTATATTTTGAAAAAGAAATAATAGTTTATAAAATAAAAATTACAATAAGTTGAATATTAATTTAAAATACTGAAAGTTTAAATTAATAAGTTTTTGAATAAATAACAATAAAAGAATTATTTGAAATAATTCATTTTTATAAAAGTCGTAAAATATTTATTTTTTATCATTTTCCTTACTTTCCTTTTCTCTCTTTTTTTCAGATTTATCTTTTTTATCTTTTGATTTTTCTTTTTTCTCTTGTTTTTCAGAAAGATGAATAGGTGAAGTTCTTGAAATAACTATATTTTCAGGTATTTCAATTGCCAAAGATTCATATAAAGAACCATCATCACTGGAAATTTCAGTAGGATGCAATAAATCATATGCTTTTTTAGCAGAGCAATATCGTTCATGCGATTTTACAGATTTTAAACTATGCGCTTCACAATATTTACAACTGCCTTCATTTTGAATAGTAGAAAATGCAAAACGAGAAGATAAATATTTATCCAAAGTAGGCATTTTTAATTCATTAATAGAAGAAATCATTTTTTCGCCAAAATCTTTCAATAACTTAACCATACTATTTTTTTGAGTAATATATTCAACATATTCTTTATTAATTTGTTCTAAAACAGATTGTTCAATAATACAATCATTTTCATTAATATTAATTTCATCTAATTTCATTTTAAAATTCTCAACAACTTCAATAGAATTTTTTATTTTTTCATTATCAAAATTTACATTATGTACATACAAAAGAACATTACCTTTATGAATTTGTAATTCAAAATTTTCTTTATTACATATACCTCTATGTTGTGCAAACATAATTCCACAACAATTTTGAATTTCACAATCACGAATAAATTTATCTACTTCTTGTTTAGTAACATTTTTAGTATCGTGATCTTTATTTTCAATCAATATTTTAGGTTTATTATTTCGTATCAAAATAATATCACCAGTTTCTTTTTGTTCATTGCCGACATGATCTATTGTAGCACATGGAAAGAGAGAAAGAAGAATATTATAAGTAATGTGTTCAGAAATATTTCCTTTTGTAGATCCTTTTTCAAATTTTTTAAGAATTTCAGAAACATTAGATTGCAATAATTGTTGTGAGGATTGATTTAAAGTAGATATTTCTTTAATTTCATTCATTTTTCTCTCTGTTTCAGAAAGTCTATTTTCAATTCTAGATTCAGAAGATGAAATAATAGTTGTTAGAATTTGTTGAGATTGTCCAAAAGATAGATTCATATTTTTAAGAAATTCATCAATAGTATTTTTATCCAAAGAAGAAGATAATAGTTTATTTGTTTCAGAAGAAAGAGAAGATTGAAAATGTTGTAGATGAGATAATATATCTTTAGTAAAGTTGTCTTGATTTTTTGGTAATAGTTCATTTAATAAGATAGAAGTTTTATCTAATAAAGAATTATTAGTTTCTTTAATTAGGGGAGAAATACCTTCAACATTATTAGAAGAAAGAATTAATTTTAAATCTGTCATATATTCTTTTCTATATTCTGATAGTTTAATTGTGATAATATTTGTCAACTCTTGTTGATATTTATTCACATTAAAATTAATAGAATCTATTTTATGATCTAATGTAGTGCATGTTTCAAGAAGTTTGGTTGCTAAATTTGTATTAAGAGAAGTGTCCATATCGACCATAAGTTTTTTTAAAATATTTATAAATAATGTATTTATATATTCGGCATCTAAATGGTGTGTATTATAGAATTCAAATACTTCTTTATTATTAAATGTGATTTCATAAGAGTTATTCATTATAATATAATATATTATAAAGTCTTTATATTATTTGCTTTCCTAATTTATAATAGATTAGGAAAGCAAATTTGTGCGCGAATATGCTGCGAAAGTAAAATAAAGTAAATTAGGAGTAAATTAGAAAAGCAAAATATATCGAAAAGTTAAAAAAAAAGCTAATTTGGTCCAAATTAGAAAAGCAAAATATATCAAAAAGTTAAAAAAGCTAAAAAAGCTAATTTGGTCCTAATTAGGAAAGCTAATTTATTTCGAAAAAATGAAAAAAATTCCGTTGGA